AGCCAGCATTGATTTCATTCAGTATGTTGCCCATGCCTGTGGTTTTCGGGCAATTGCACGCCTGAATGGGGGCAAAGATCACTGGCAACCTAATTGGGCACTTCATATTCGCTCTGGGGACAATCATAAGAATAGAGCTTGTGTGCGCGAGGGCACTCGGATTGACAGGGTGAAGACCTCGGATGGTCTCAAATATTGTTTTGAGGTTCCGAGCAGTTTTTTTGTCGTCCGACATGCAGGCTCTGTCTTTATAACAGGAAATTCAGGAAAGTCTTCGGGGTGCGTGGTCGAGATATTGCGGCGCGCGCTGGCGCAGCGTCCTGGACCTGATGGGGTTAGGCGCAGCCGGTGGGCGATCGTGCGCAACACCTATGCCGAATTGCGGATGACAACGGTAAAAACCGTTCTGCAATGGCTTCCAAAAGACATCTACGGTGATTTTCACGAGACTAACCACACCTACACGATTCGCAATTTCGAGGGCGCAGAAATCGAACTGGTTTTCATTGCCTTGGACAGCGACAAGGATGTGAAAAAGCTTCTGTCCTTGGAATTGACAGGCGCGTGGGTCAATGAAGCGCGCGAGGTGCCCTGGTCCATCATTGAAGTGCTGCAGGGGCGCCTGGGGCGTTATCCGGCGATGCGTGACGGCGGCCCGAGTTGGACTGGCCTGATTATGGATACCAATCCACCAGACGCAGATTCGGCATGGTATAAGTTCTTCGAGGAAGCCGACCATTCAGATGATATTCGACGCCTTAACGAAGCTGTTCCCGGGCTCAATCTCACCCCAGAAACCTATGCTGCAATCTTTAAACAACCATCAGGGCTGAGCGACGAGGCTGAAAACCTCGATAATTTGCAGGCAGGCTATTATCAGCGGCTTGCGATTGGGAAAAGCCCGGAATGGGTAAAGATCTATGTCAAGGGAGATTACGGCTTTGTCATGGAGGGACTTCCGGTCTTTCCGGAATTCTCTGATGCGCTTCATTTGGGGGAATGTAAGACAGTTCGCGACCTTCCGGTCATACGCGGGTGGGACTACGGACTTACCCCAAGCTGCATTTTCTCGCAGCTTGCGCCGTCTGGTCAGCTTATCACGGTCGATGAAATGACCTCAGAAGGCATGGGGATCGCCCGCTTTGCTGAGCATGTGATTGAGCACACCAAGATCGCCTTCCCCAAACGGGATTTCATTGATGTGGGTGATCCTGCTGGTGATAGCCGTGTGCAGACGGATGAGCGCACTTGTTTTGAGATACAGCGTGCCATGGGCATCGACATTCAGGCTGCTCCGCAGACCCTTTCCATCAGGTTGGAGAGCATGCGGAAGCCGCTGACTGTGCTCCGGGGCGGTCGCCCTGGGTTTGTGTTGCATCCGCGCTGCAAGATCCTTCGCCGAGCTTTTCTTGGCGGATATCACTACAAGAAAATGGGCAAATTGGACGGAGAGTTTCAGCAGATGCCCAATAAAAATCGCTTCAGTCACCCGATGGATTCGCAGACTTATATTGCAGCTTATTTATTTGGGGACAGTCTCACAACGCTTCCAAGCCGCGGAGATCACATGGACGATGAGATGATTTTTAACGTCAGAACGCGGTCAGATATTACTGGCTACTGAAGGAGAGAGACTTTTGGCCGAATCAGCGCTTAGCGGCATGCCGGTTTCAGACCGGATCATCGTTGCAGAAGGACCAATGGAACGGCTGATCACCGATCTGGTTCATTGGCAGCCAGGACTTGGCCCGCAGTCCGATAGGCATCTTGCAGACCGCGTCTTGGTGGCCTGCGGATGGCTCAGGATCAAGCGGGACGGCGAACCCACGCAATGGATTGCAGGATTGGCCCCCGATTTGGTATTTGAGGAGACGCACTACCCCAATCCGTTGCTGCGAATTGATGATGCGTTGAGCATTTTCCCACCGTCATGGATGGTCGTGGAAATGAAACTGCTGGCCCAGCCGGTGGTTTGGCTGGTGCGCGCCCGTAATCGCCTGACCGGCGCCACGCTTGCGCCGATGAATGGCTGCCTGTCTGTCGCCATCTGCTGCGCTGCGGTGCTGGCCTGGGTAGAGGAGCGGCCAGCCGGTGAGTAGCGTGCTGGCGGCGGCCATACGCGACCTTGAGGATACGATAGCCATCCAGTCAGAGGGTGCGCCAGACGGCGCGGTAAGGCTGGCCAGCGGAGGTATCGCAGAGGACGATGACAGCCCGCCTTTCCTCTGCCTCACGCGGGAAATGGCGGTTGATGAGTGGCTGACCGCCATGCACGATTACATCGTGGCTCGGATGGGCGAGGAAGGCAGCCCATTCGTCAATATGACCCATGAGGATCTGTGCCTGCGATGGGGAGATGAACCGGCGATGTATCGCTATCAGATCACCATGACAGGCGACGACAACACGCACAGGGTGGTGCAGGACCGGTTTGCCGTGTTTTGCACGGTATGGATCGGAACCATTGAGGAAAGCGCCAAGCTGAAGCCAGCGCGGCCAGTTCTGGGGGTATCTGAGAGATGAGCGTTTCATCTTTGCCTATTCCAAGCCGTTGCAGGACTGTGGATCAGGCTTTAGGGGCTGCAAAAAACGAAGGACTTTCTAACGTCTTGATCCTTTCGGAAACAGAAACTGGGCTTCTCATGATCAATGCGGGAGATGGCGAGCCCCTTACCGCAGCACAGTGCGCTTGGCTTTTGCTCAAAGCGCAGAGCATTCTTACAAGCCCAGAGCCTTACGAACCCAATTCATGATAAAGCTTTCGCCAGCATGGTCCTAGCGAAAGGCGACATATGAGCCAGACTGTATCTCCAGCGGCGCCCGGTCCTGGCGTCTCTATGCTGGGGGCGCTTGGTGCAGGCGCTCCTCCTTCCGGTCAAGCGCCTGGCTATGGACAGGCTGCAATACTGCCGCCCTTACCTCCAACACATGACGCGAACACCGAGATCTTGGACGGTGAGTCCCGTGGCGGTCCTGACATGGGGCAGGCGGAAAACCTGAAACGCTGGATTGAGTCGGTCAATATTGCCGATGAACTGCCGGAGGAAGAGGTTGCAACCTATGGTATGCGCGTCAGTCAGGACTTTGAGATAGACCATACGAGTTGCGCAGACTGGCTCGAGAAATACCGCCGCTGGATGGACCGGGCGCTGCAGGTGACTGAGCCCAAGACTTATCCTTGGGTGAATGCTTCCAACGTCATTTTCCCGTTGATGTCCACAGCGTCAGTGCAGTTTGCCGCCCGCGCTTACCCGGCGATCGTCGTTAATAAGGACGTGGTCAAGGGAGTGGTGGAGGGGTCTGAGGACAACGATGGCCTGCGGGAACGCGCCGAGCGCATCGGCTCCTATATGTCCTGGCAGTGCCTGGAAGAGATGCCCGAATGGGAGGGCGAGACTGACAAGCTTCTGCACATCCTGCCCATCGTCGGGTCTGCGTTCCGCAAATCCTATTTCGATCCGGCCTTGCGGCGGAATGTTTCCCGACTGGTGACCTCTGACAAGGTGATCGTCAATTACAAGGCGATTTCGTTCTACCGGGCGCCTCGCGTGACTGAGATCATCGAATATTACCCGCATGAGATTGAAGAGAAAGTGCGGGCGGGTGTGTTCACGGACTATCCTTATGCCACCATGTCTGGCCGGATGGATGGCGATCTGGATGCGCCCATTGAGTTTCTAGAGCAGCACAGACGCCTAGACCTTGATGGGGATGGTTATGCCGAGCCCTATATCGTCACAGTCCTCAAAGACACGTCCACGGTCGCCAGGATCGTCGCTAACTACGACATGGACGGGGTGATCTTCGCCAAGTCGGCGGATGGCACGCCTGACCGCATCCGCTCAATTGATCATGTGGCCTATTACACTCCCTATGAGTTCCTGCCGAACCCTGATGGCGGCGTGTATGGCATCGGCTTTGGCCATCTCCTCTATCCGATCAATGCGGCGATCGACACCAGCCTGAACCAATTGCTGGATGCCGGACACCTTGCCAATACCGGCGGCGGCTTCATCGGCAAGGGTGTCAGTCTGTCATCTGGGTCCATGCGGTTCGCGCCAGGCGAATACAAGCAGGTCAATTCCAGTGGCCCGGCACTGAAAGACAACATCGTTCCACTGCCTTTTGCAGGTCCAAACCAAGTCCTGTTCGCGCTGCTGCAATTCCTCGTGGAGGCAGGTAAGGATGTGGCCTCCATCAAAGACATTCTGATGGGCCAGCAACCACAGGCCAACGTGGCTGCAACCACTGTTCTGGCCCTGATTGAGCAGGGCATGCAGGTCTTTTCGGCGATCTACAAGCGCGTTCACCGGTCGCTGCATGCCGAATACCAGAAGCTTTACAGGCTCAATCGGCTTTACATGGATGCCGAGGCCAAGTTCCGCAAAGGCGATATGTGGGGCAAGGTCAAACGGGAGGATTTCACTCCCGATTCGGGGTGTGAGCCTGTTTCTGACCCCACGATGATCAGCAACATGCAGAAGCTGGCCAAAGCCAACTTCCTTTTGCAGTTCAAAGATGACCCGCAGATCAACCAATTGGCCCTGCGCAAGCGGGTCTTCAGCTATGCCGGCGTCGATAAGATGGACGAGCTGCTGAACGAGCAACCGCCGCAGCCAGATCCGCAGATCGTCCTGGGTCAGGCCCAACTTGCGCTGCAAAAGCAGATCGCCTCTGAGCAGTTGGAGACGAAGCAGGTTGCCGATGCCGAGGAAGCCCGCAGAAAGCGGGAGCGGGATGCGGTCATGAACGTGCTTACCTTGTCGCAGGCTTATAACCAACTCGCCCAGGCTGAAAAGGCGGCCGGCGACAATGACCGGGAATGGCTCACACACCAGTTGGAGTTTATGCGGAGTGAAATCGATAGATGGGGAGCTGGCCAAACGTCTGCGGGAGGCGGGACATCCGATGGTGGATCGGCCGGAAATCCGCCGTCAGCTCCTGCTGCTGGCGGAAACGGACCCAATCCAATTCAACCTATGGCGCAACCACCCGGTAACGGAGCTGTTTCTCCGCTACCTGCATCATAGCCGCATTGAGGCACTGCTCAACCTCATGGCCCAATGGGAAAGCGGGGGATTGGTGCTATCAGAAGAACACGCGCTGCGCGGGCGCTTGCAGGCTCTGCACGATGCTGCAGAGACCCAATTGACGGACATCCGCGGCCATTACGAAGGGGTCTACCCACCTGGGATGCCCTGGCCTGAAGACAGGAAAAAGGACGGAGACTGATGGAACAGAGACTATTGAAGACCGGAACGGCCGAATACACGATGGTCGAATGGAACGGACGGAACGAATCGGGTTTCGAGCCGTTTTCAAACCGGGTTCTGATCCTCGTGGATCAGGTTGCAGCCCAAACCAAAGGCGGCATCATCATCGTCAATGAAATTCAGGAGAAGCAGAACGCGGCCTCTGAAAGCGGCGTCATCGTTGCCATGGGCACCGAGGCGTTTCAGCGTGATGATGATGGGCGGCCATGGGTCGGCGCAAAGCCGGAGGTCGGCAAGCACGTGTTTTTCGAGCGCTACGCCGGCCAAGTGCTGCATGGGGCAGATGCCCGCATGTATCGGCTGATGGACGCGCGATGCATCGGGGCTATGGCGATTGCTTTGCCCGATGATTTCGAGCCCCCCGAAGTGCAGTTTGTCAAAAGTGCCCCCAGGGATCTGCTGGGTGCGGTGGCCAAAAACGTTGCAGGGAGTGCGTCATGAGCGGATCGCGCCAACGGGTTGATGACGATCTGACGGAAAACGGCGAAGGCGCCGGTCAGACTGATGTCGAAGCCCGTGCCCGCCGGGCCGGATGGCGTCCTCGGGAGGAATACCGTGGCGATCCCGAGCGCTGGGTTGATGCGGATCAATTCCTTGAGGTCGCCGAACATGACCTGCCGATCGCAAAGGAGCGGAACAAGCGGCTTGACCAAAAGCTCACGCGCCAGGAGCGCATGTTGGAGCAGCAGGCTCAGGCCATCCATGAGCTGCGTGCCATGGCTTCCAAAAACGAAGAACGGGCTTATGAGCGGGCTCGGCAGGAGCTTCTGGTTGCCCAAGCTCAGGCAGTTGAGACGGCCGATACCGCGACATACCAGCGGGCCACAGCCCAGCTTGCCGAGTTGGAGAAGGAAAAGCCCAAGCCTGCCCCCACAGTGGCTCCGGGTCTGCCGCCGTCTGAAGACGTGCAGGATGTGCAGAATTGGGTCAAAAGCCAAGACTGGTGGCAGAAGGATCAGCAGCTCACGAACCTCGTCACCGGCATGCATGCTCAGGTCATGATGGCTCACCCCGAACTATCCCAGATGGATGGCCTTCGGCGGGTGCAGCGCATGTTGGCCGAGGACTACCCGGATAAGTTCGGCCAAACCCAGAAGCGTCCGCAGACGCAGCCTTCGGCTGATCAGGATGGTGACGATCGCCAGCCGAATGCGCGCCGTGATGCCCCGGCTGCGGTTGGGGGCAGTGAATTGGGCGGCGCCGCGCCCAGGGGGCGTCGGGCATCCCCCAAGACCATTGCAGACCTTCCGCGCGATGAGCAGGCCGAGGCCCGCAAGGCATACCTCAAGTTCAAGTCCATGCCTGGCCTCAAGGACTTCACCGAGGAAGAATACGTCAAAAACTATCTGGAAGGCTGAACAAAGGAGGCTTGACCAATGGCTAAGCTGACGACGAAAGCCCGCAAAGAGATCCCGGCCAAAGATTTTGCAGGCCCTGACCGGTCTTATCCCATCGAAGACCGCTCTCATGCACGCAATGCCCTTGCGCGGGCGTCGGGGAAGCCCGTTGAGGCGAAGGTCAAGGCTGCGGTCAAGCGCAAGTTCCCTGACATCAAGGTCAGCGGCAAAAAGGGGTCAAAGTAATGACCGCAGAAGTGGCCGCAACGGTCGCCCCCTTCACTGAAGCCGTGAATACCTTTGCTGCCGGGTTCACGGTGGCGAACGGGGCTTATGCTGGCATCACTGTGCCGGTGCAGCAGCGCGTTTACCAGATCGGGGATACATCCGATTACGTCCAGATCCTGGCCGCTGCGGGCAAGTTCAAAGCCTCAAATCTCTATTGGATCACGCCCATAACGCAGACCCGTGATGGCCATGCGTTCTGCGAGTTCCAAATCGTTTTGCTACCCACAACATAGGAAATAACGCGATGTCTGATACCCCTCGCAAGGGTCGGCCTCCTGGCCCCAGAGTAAACCGCTCGCATCTTCTGTCCCCGTCCGAACCGGGGGAAGGCAACCTAAGCGCCGATGAAGACTTGCAGGATGCGGCGGCCGAAGAAGAGGAAGAGGCGATTGGACAAGCTCCCGTCGCCCCTCCCGGTTTCCCCGAACAAGACGGTCTTCGGGCTGGCCAAGAGCGCATGCAGCGCATCCGGGCCGAGGAAGAAGAGCGGAAACGGATCGAAGAAGCGCGCATTGCCAATGCCGGACGCACGCTTCTGCAAGACGATGCAGGGGCTGCAAGGCGGGTAACGCGCGAGACTCGCAAGCCTTTTGGTTCGATGAGCCAAAAACTGTATTGGCCAAAGCGCGAAGGTTTCTATAGACATTGGTTCAATGACTTGCCCGGTCGGATCGAGCAAGCCTTGCAGGCCGGTTATACGCACGTGACTGATCCCAGCACGAAGCAGCCGGTTTCCAGGGTTGTCGGGAAAAATGACCGGGGCGAAGGCTTCCGCGGCTACCTCATGGAAATCCCAGAGGATTGGTGGCGTGAAGACATGGCGACAAACGACAGAGTAACGGCTGCCCGAATTGACCCCATCCGGCGCGGGAAGCCAGACGAAATGAAAGGCCAGCAGGGCTATACGCCCCAGACAGGCATTTCATGGAAAGATGGCGATACGAGCCGCTAACTAAGGCGCCCTATCCCCGAGTGAGACTGCCGGCGGGAAGCCGGATTGTTTTCCCTCTGAAACTCATTCGGGGAGTTCGGCCAAATGGCCAATCCAAATGTCGCCCGCGGGCTGATCCCTGTTCGGGGTGCCTACGGCAATTACTTCAATGGCATGGGCAATATCTATTATGTCCCTGCCACGGATGCGAACAACATCTTCGTCGGTGATCCGGTCATCGTCACAGGCGGCGCTGATGCGAACGGCATTCCAGTCGTCACGCTCGCGACTGCTGGCGCTTCCAACTACATCACCGGGGCCATGATGGGCATCGTTCCGGCCGGTGGCCCGATCCTGCCCGAACTGGCCGTTCTCCGTGATCAGCCGGTCTATCGCCCGGCCAGCGTCGGCGCCTACATCCTCGTTTCCGACGATCCGGGCCAGCTTTACGAGATCCAAGAGGATAGCGTGGGCGGTGCGCTCGCCGCGACCGCCGTCAGCGGCAACGCCAATCTGGTCGCAGGTGCCGGCAATACGATCAACGGCTATTCGGGCTGGCAGTTGCAGTCTTCAAGCCTCGCCAACACCGCGACCTTGCAGCTCCGCATCCTGCGCGGCGTCCAGCGGGTGGACAACATCATCGGCGTCAACTTCAAGTGGTATGTGAAGCTCAATCTATCGAGCATCGCAAACCCAACCGGCGTGTAAGGGAGGGTCACAGCAATGGCGACAATTACCACTGGCACCCATCCGAAAGCCCTCTGGCCTGGCGTCAAGGCATGGTGGGGACGCTCCTATGATGAGCATGTGCCCGAATACCCGGACCTCTACGAATCGGACACGTCCGACAAGGCGTATGAAGAAGAGGTCGAAATCACCGGTTTCGGTCTGGCTCCGGCGAAAGCCGAAGGTTCCGCGATCGTCTATGACAGCGAGACCCAGGGCACCGTGCAGCGCTACACGCACGTCGCCTATGCCCTCGGCTATATCGTCACCTACGAAGAGCTGCGGGACGATCTCTACGAATACGTGTCCAAGCGCCGTGCGCAGGCCCTGGCCTTCTCGATGCGGCAGACCAAGGAGAACGTGGGCGCGCTCCTTTACAACCGCGCGTTCAACAGCGCCTATCCGGCCGGCGACGGTCAGGCGGTCATCTCGGCCAACCACCCTAGCCTGAACGGTCCTCAGTCCAATTTGCTGGCGACGGCGGCCGATCTGTCGGAAGCTTCGATCGAAGATCTCGCGATCCAGATCATGCAGACGACAAACAACCGCGGCCTGAAGGTCTCCAACATCCCGCAATCGCTGCACGTCGCCCCAGCCAACTGGTTTGAGGCTCAGCGCATCGTCGGCTCGATCCTGCAGAACGACACGGCGAACAACGCCATCAACGTGATCAAGCAGCAGGGCTTGTTCCCCAAGGGCGTCAAGGTGAACCACTATTTCACCTCGCCAACCGCATGGTTCATCCGCACCAATATCCCTCGCGGAACCATGTATCTGGAACGCGAAAAAATTAGTTTCGATCAGGATTCTGACTTTGATACAAAGAACGCCAAAGCTGCTTGCTATGAGCGCTATAGCTTTGGAATCAGTGACTTCCGCGGCTTATTTGGCACACCTGGGGTATGAGTTTTCAATGACTTAGCAGATTTTCTGCGGTCAATTCTGAAAGGGGGTCACTTCGGTGGCCCCCTTTTTTGCTTTGCTTTGATCTAAAACTGTGCAAATAACTAATTGCGCTCTTTAGGATCAAAATGAATGAAATGTTCAGAATGCGATAAAAAGGCCATATCGCGAGGCTTATGTTCCACCCACTATCACCGGATGCGCCGCAATGGCACGGTGGTCAGGCAAAATGTTCCTCGTTCATCTGAATGTTCGGTGGAGGGGTGCCACAAGGAAATCCTCGCGCGGGGTTTTTGTGCCCGACATTATGCGTCGGATTACCAGCACCCGCTAAAGTCTATCTGGAAACTTCTCAGATCACGCGCGATAGGGGCATACCCACCGGAATGGGAAAAATTTGACGCTTTTTTAGCAGATGTGGGGGAAAGGCCGCACCCAAAGTCGCAATTGCGGCGACTAAACCCTCTGGAAGCCTATTCCAAAGAAAACGTCAGATGGACAGTTCCCTATAATCGACCTGGCTATATGACCAAGGAAGAGAGGTCGCGTTACAGCAAAAACCATCATCGGTTAAAAAAGTTTGGTTTGACCGAAGAAGAATTCCACCAGATGCTTCATGACCAAGGAAACAAATGCGCCATTTGTCTCAAAGATTTTGGGGGGCTGGATGAAGAAACGGGAAACATCAGAATCCCACATATCGACCATTGCCATGGGAGCAAGATCGTCAGGGAACTTCTTTGCCTAAAATGCAATGGCGGGATCGGGTTCTTTGGGGAAGATCCGGCTAGAATGTGCAGAGCGGCAGCTTATGTTGAAAAACATGCCAAGCGCATAAAGACGCTGACATCGCAGGACGAAAAGAGCGCTCCTTAATGGAGCGCTTTCTCCATGATGGGGTCCATGATCGCATCTAAACGCTCGGCCATGTCCTCATCAATAAGGACGTTCATGAACTCGCTAGGCGGCACATAGCCGTGCATAGCTATTTCGCCAAGGACTTCACCCCCTGGGTTGCAGCCTTCCTGATGAGATTTATGGACGGCTGAAAGGAAATCCTCTACCTTCACAATGCAAATCCCGATGCATGGCATTGCCTTTGCTTTGTCGAAAAACGTCAAAATCCAAATGTCCATGAGTTTTTTCCTTTGGGGTGGAAGGGCGCTCCGTTATGGGGCGCCTTTTTCGTTACCGATAGACAATGTGATCTGCGATGTTGGTCATCGCGTGGGCCATGCTCTGGTTATATTCATCCAAGGCTTGGCCCTGCATGTTTTGGGCGCTTTCTGGGTAATAGGGTGCTGCTTGTGCATAATCAGCCAGATCCACGACATAATAGGTCTCTGGGCGCCTGCGGATCATCACCCAATGTTCCCGAGGCCCTGTGCGCTCCCAGGTGATCCCTGCGGGCTCTGTGATGATCTTCATGGTGTGCGGGTTTTCCTTCGGTCTAGTTGATAGCCATCAGTTCCACAGACCTCTACCCAATGGATTTGGGCGAGCGACAGGTGTGTTGCGGTCCAGCTTGGGGTTGAACCTTCTGCATAGGCGATCCGCTCAAGCTTATTCGCTTTTTCCTGCGCAATGCGCTGATGTAGCGTCAGGTCGCGATGAGTCAGAAGTTTGAACATGGAGCGCCCAATCATTCTTTGGGCTGCATAAACAATGCACGAAAAGCGCCGATGATGCCGGCAAACAGCGTCGTTATGATCACGACCACAGTGCCAAAAACAAAAATCGGGGGCGCTGTCGTGCCTGCATACTCGTCCATTTGGGTCTCGCAGATCCAGAGAAGAAACCCGATATACAGAGCGTAGCAGACGGCTTCGCCCAGAACGGACGCTGCTGCGGTAAGCCGACTTTCGGGTTTGGGGGCATCTTCGTCATTTGTCGCAATGACGGTTCCATAGGTGTATTTTTGGCTCATTTGCTTGGGTCCTGCGGTGGTTGGTGATGCAGAAACTAAGCGCAATTTGCGCTCTATGCAAGCCACAAATTACAGAAAAGAAACGCGGGGACCATGAGCCTCATGCGCCCCCGCGCTGATCGGATGTCCTTTTTGGCTCGCCGTCCTTTCCGGGAAGTTTGAAAGTCCGTTGAACACCATCCGATATGGTCGGGGAGGCAGGATTTGAACCTGCGGCTTTTTGGTCCCAAACCAAGCGCTCTGGCCAGACTGAGCTACGCCCCGGAAATGGTTGCGGGGAACGGATTTGAACCGTTGACCGATCGGGTATGAACCGATTGCTCTACCAGGCTGAGCTACCGCCGCGGCCAAATCCATAGCGAATAAGCTTGACATGCGCTAGGGTCTGTTTGTTCGCGATTAGCCAGGCCCCGCCGGTAGCGCGCTCCCCCACAATTTGCGCGGTGTATGCCGCAGTTTTTGAGGAGATCGACTATGGGTAAGCCAACGGCCCTTCAAGGCCCGCTTGTCGTCTATGGGCTGCGCAATGCGCCCGGTAATCTCGCCAGCGATCCTGATGCGAGCCTTTCGCTGTTTTTCGGCGGCACGGGCCTTTTCGACAGCCGCGCCGGTTACAGCATCACGCGCCGCGGTGCACTTGGGTTCGCTTCGCCGAGCCCGATTGAGGCACTTGCCGTCATCCCATCGACCATCAGCGCTACCGCGATCGCAGCCGCTCAGGTGCCCGTCGCAGGCACTGCTCTGACGCTCGCCGCCGCGACGGCCAACGGCGTGACGGTGATCACGGCAGCCAACCAAGCGCCTCTGCCCGTGTCTCAGAACGTGCCGCCCATCGGCGCGCTGTTCATTGACGGTCTGCCGGCGTTCCTGCCGATCGGCTTGGATGGACAGATTGCCATCTGGGACGTGACCTCCATCAGCCAGCGTGCTGTTCAGATCACGTCCGTGGGCAATGACAGCACGGCGACCTTCACCATCCGCGGTTGCGACTATACCGGCGCCCCGGTGACCTGCACCGTGACCGGCGCCAATGCCGGTGTGGCGACCAGTTCCAAGACGTTCAAGGCGGTCTACAGCATCACCCCTGCCGGCACGCTTTCCGGTTCCAATGTGAGCGTCGGTCAGGCGGATGTGTTTCAGTTCCCGCTGCTGGCGGCAGGTTGGGAAAACGTCCAAGTGTTCTGGAACGGCCTGCAGGTCACGGCGGCCAGCACCGGATTCACGGCGCCCGATCTGACAACCCCGGCAACGGCCCTGACCGGCGATACCCGCGGCAAATATGCGGTCCAGAGCGCGTCCAACGGGACCAAGAAGCTGGTCATGTTCGTCACGCCCAGCCCGGCCGCAATCGCGTCCAGCCCTGGCAGCCTGAATACGGCGCTCTTCGGAGTGACCCCTTTCTAATAGGAGACGTGGCATGGTTGATTCTGTAACCAGCCAAATCCTCGTCTCTGGCCCAAGGAATCTCGTCCTCAAGCTGACGAATTATTCTGACGGGACTGGTGAAACCGGAGTGGTGAAGGTCAATGCTGCGGCCTTCACACCACCCCTGGGAACGCACCTGACGGTGATTGGCATAGACTTTTCAGTTCAAGGAATGGTCGCGCGCCTGCAATGGGATGCGACTATTCCGGTGGATATGCAGCTTCTGGCTGGATATGGCTCGTTCGATTTCCGGCGATTTGCTGGTTTGACCTGTCCGAATGTTGCCGGTGTCACCGGGAATATCCTGATGACTACGGCCGGTCAGGTGGCTGGATCAAGCTACGATATTGTGCTTCGGATGAGAAAAAATGTCTCTCCATGAGAAGGCATAGATCCAATCCATGGGACGCAGGAATTTCTATAAACCGGGGTCTTACTACGTAATCGACGACAGATCGGGGTTTGCCGTTCCGATCGAACGTGCCCGGATGGAATGGAATGGTCTTTTAGTTCGCGAACAATCCTGGGAGCCTCGTCAGCCCCAGGATTTCGTCCGAGGAACAGTCGATCAACAATCGGTGCCGATTGCCCGTCCACGGACGCCACCGCAGTTTGTGCCCACGGGCATAAGTCCTGTCGTCGATATCTTCAACACTGCGATTGGCGGCGATTTCACCACAGATTTCAATTCGGATTTCGACATTGGATCGCTGGTGACCTGCATTCAGGTTCAGAACCAATCTGGATGGCTGACGGGCGACATTATCTGGATCATGCAAAATAATGGTGTTTTCTTCCGAGCAACCATCGTGGCTATCGGACCCGTGACGACAGGCTCCGGGTCACAGAGCGCATCCCCTTACGTGACGGTGATGCCGCAGGTTATCCAAGAGGTTGCCGCTCAAAATCCCGTCGTCAATATGGCCCTGCAAGCGCGGATAGCTGCGAACTTGTATCCGGGGATGATCGGTAATTTCACTATCGGACGGGATTCTATCGGCGTGAATTCCCTGTCTGAGTTTGGTCCGCAGCTCGAAGATTATGACACGATCGCAGTCCTAGATCAGGTGGAGGATTTCTCTAGATGAGCGGCAACGGCAATTTACCGCCTGATCAATGGCCCCCTGGATACACGCCAAACGCTGCGGAGTGGGATGCTGCGTTTTCTGGCTTGGTCCGCAATGTTGGAACGGCCACAACGGCAGGAGAATTGGCCGAATTTGCAGACAGCACAGGTCTCAACCTTGTGGGGGTTCCAAACACGCTGCTGACTGCCGTTCAGAGCGTATCAACCATCGCCGCTCTGCGTGCCTTGACGACTGTCACAGGCGCCGAAAGCATTGCCTACGTTGAAGGCTATGCGGCGAATGGAGACGGCGGTGAGGGGGTTTTCACAGTCAATTCCTCGGATACGACATCGGCAGATAACGGCGGCACTATCATTGTCGATGGGTCGGCCCGGCGCTGGTATCGCAGCCTGCATGCCTGTTCTGTTTCAGCCCATCACTTTGGCGCAACGGTCAATGCAGGGGTGGATTGCTCTGCCTCGGTCAATGCAGCGATCAACTTTGTGGCTCTGACTGGTGGCCTCGTTACCCTTGAAGCTGGGACTTATACCGTTTCCAGCACCATCATCATGAAGACCAAAGTGGGCCTGCAAGGTAAAGGTCATCAGAAAACATTCATCGTTGGCGCTGCTGGAACCACCATGGATCTGGTGCAGACCTATCAGTTCCCCGCGCTGACCGGCACCAACACGGTTGGCGGCCCCTATGGCTGGTCCATCAAGGGCATCAGCTTCAATGGCCTAAAAGCATCCCGATCCGCCGGCCGGTGCGTTGCGATCTATGGCTATGACTATGTGATTGATGATTGCGAATTCTTCAACGCTCATGGGGATGGCGTCTATTCGGAGTGGGCGACCTCGGGCAGCGTTCCTGTGGCCTCGGGTGGCAACGGGATGGAAGCCCTGATGGAGAACGTCAAGTTCTTCCAAAACGGCGGAAACGGCCTGACGTTCAATGGCCCGCATGATTCGGGCATCATCAATGCCCTGTCGTTCCTGAACACAGGATACGGGATCGCAGCAAATCAAACGGCCAATTATTCCGGCGGCTGCAACCTCATTACTGTTCATGCATATGCCAACGGCAATCACGGCATTTACGTGAATACTGGCGTCAACATGGGTCAGGTCCAAAGCGAAAGTAATCTTGGCGCCGCTGGTGGCTTCTATATTGACACAGCGGGTTTTGTCGTTGGGTCCGATATCACCGCTTATTCAAACGGTGGGTTTGGGATGCAGGTCAATGGCGGCTTGTCTTCTATGTCTAACCTCTTTTTTCACGCCAATGGCACCAATGGCTTGGTGGTCAACGGGGGCGCCAATACGTTCTCAAACGTCTTGTCCAGCAACAATGGACAGGACGGGGTAATCCTCACCTCCACTGGCACATCCAATATTATCTCCGGGTTGCTTTGCCAGTCCAATGGCAGTTTTGGCGTGGCTTGCTCGGGATCGGATAACGCCATCACGGGCATTTTGGCTGAGTTCAACACGGGCGGCGGCGTGACGATCGCCAATGGGGTCGGTTTCGTCCGGATGTCTGGTGAGGTCAACAACAACGGGGCTGGCGCGGTTCAGGTGCCTCTGGGCACCATGGGTGCTGGCTGCATGATTGATCTGGCCGTGTTTACGGTCGCAGGCCAGACGGCGTGGACTGGGAATATCGGCAATAATTTCGTCCGCATCGCTGTGGCCGGTGCTGGCGCTGGCAGTCCGATTGATAGCGGTCCCGGTGTAACCGATGGGTCTAGCGCGAACGGCGGCCAGATCGGGGAAGTTGCGACAGTTCAGGGGTTTGGTGTGGCTCTGACCTCTGGAACCTCAGCGACCATAACCTCAATGGGCCTAACCCCAGGTGACTGGGATGTCACAGGTGTGGGGTTGGTCACGCCAAGTGGCGGAGCGACGATCTCTAACTTTGCGTCCAGCACATCAACGGCGAGTAGTGTCCTGGGCGCTTTCCCCTATGCCGCCATCATGAGCGCCAGCACGACGGGCCAGATGTCTGCGGCGCTGCCGACACGGCGCGTAAGCGTTTCGGCGTTCACGACGATCTATCTTGTGACCCAAGCTAGCTTCAGCGGGGGCACCGTCAATGGCGCTGGGTATCTCTATGCGAGGCGCGTGAGATGATCACGGGCGCCGTCATTTTCCAAACCACATAGGAGGCTGCGGGATGGCTGCGCCCACTATTTCCACGGCTTCCAGCTTCAACATGACGCGGGACAAGATTTGCCAGCGGGCATTGCGTCTTCTGCAAGCGATTGAGGCCGGGGAAACGCCTGGTGCCGATCTGATGGCGACCGCCGTTGAAGCCCTAAACGCTTGGACCAAAGAGCAGCAGGCGACGGGCCTGCATCTGTGGACGGAAACTGAGGGTGTCGTCATCCCTGTGCCCGGTCAGAATTCCTATGCCCTTGGCACCGGAACGCCAGATATGGCCGTCAACGGACCTCTGTATGGGGTTCTGTCGGCCGGGAACGCAGCGGGGAGCACGGTAATCAATCTGGTGGCCCCTCCAGGCACCGTGGATGGCGATACACTGGCTATCTTGTCTGCGGCCGGGCAGTTCACGCTTTCAACCATTACCGCCATTGGCGCATCCACCGTGACGATTGCTGCGCCGGGGCTTTTGGTGGCCGCTAACCAAAATGCCCCCGTCCTGACATGGCATTCGACGGCGACGATGAGCCGACCCCTGCGTGTTTTGTCGCTGCGCCGATACAATCTGCAGAGCAAGATCAACGTTCCGCTCATGCCGCTTGCCCGGCTGGATTTCCGCGGCCTGCCGAACCAGCAGCAGCCGGGCGTCATCAATTCGTGGTTCTATGACCCCCAGCTTACCTTTGGCCGTCTGTGGCTCTGGCTCTCACCTCAGAACCCCATCGGGGATGTCTGCAATATCACCTATATGCGGCCACTGAATGATTGGACCAACCCCAGCAATATCGGGGATTTTCCGCAAGAATGGCTGTCCTGCATCGCCTATAATCTTGCGGTCGAGATGCTGCCAGAATTTGGTGTTCCGACCACGCAAGCGCAATTACTGATCCAGATGGCGGCCCAAAAGCTTGATATCTGCCAGGGCTTCGATAAGGAGCCCGAAAGCGTTTTCTTTGGCTATGCGTCTGAGCCGGGGTTCTTCCGCTAATGGGCATGCAGCAAATTCCGTTTGTGCCGATGCAGGGAAAATCCCGGTCAAGCACGCTTGATGCTCAGGTTTGCATCAACTTCTTTGCCGAACAGGCGCCGAGCAAGGATGCGGAAAGCGAGGTCATGGCGGTCGGGGTGCCTGGCCTGAAGGTCTTTTCAAGCCTTTCCACTGGCCCTATACGCGCCTTCCATATCGTCAATGACCTGCTTTACGTCGTGAGCGGACCCGGACTGTTCAGCCTCAGCAAAACTGGGGTTGTGTCTGATTGTGGGACTGGGATTGCCGGTTCCAGCGTGGTCAATGTGGCGGATAATGGCCAACAAATCCTCATCGTCAACGGTCAGGAGGGCTACCTCTACCAGATCAGCACAAACACCCTGACCCAGATCGGCCCAAATACGGTCATTGACGTGCAGATTTCGTCGGAGGCTGTGCCTGGTGACGAAGCTCTTAATATCACGGTAACCACGACAAATCAGACTGTCGAAAATATCACTATTCCATCAGACATTACTGGCCCTGGCATTCCACCAGGGACGTCGATACTTTCAGTTTCAGGAAATATCCTGAATATTTCAGCGCCAATTACCCAGGATTTGCCAGTTGGAACGGCTTTGGTTGTAACAGTGATTGGTACGAACGCCTTTTACCCGGCAAAGACGGTGACATTTATTGACGGATATTTTGTCCTAGAGCGCACTGGCACGGCGGAGTTTTTCTATAGCGGTCTCTACAATGGTGCGACCTATAACGGGCTGGACTATGCGACCAAGGAAAGCAATTCGGACTTTTTGCAGGGCGTCATCAATCTCCATCAGCTTCTGATCCTGATCGGCGAGCGCACGTCTGAGCTTTGGTATGATTCGGGAACCACGGATGCGCCGTTTTCACCCTACACCAGTTCAGCGATCCAGCGCGGGACCGCAGCGCCTTACAGCATCGTCCTTGAGGACAATGCGATTTTCTTTCTGGGCGATGACCTGATTTTCTACCGGTTTCAGACCTATTTGCCCGTGCGCATAAGCACGCATGTTGAGGAATCGGTCTGGGCTTCCTACGGCAGCTATGCCGATGCATTCGCCTTTGTGACGATCTGGCAGGGGCACAAGTTCATCAATCTCACATTCCCGTCGGCGCCCGGCGATCAGCCACGGACATGGGTCTTCGATATCGCCACATCCCTCTGGCATGTGCGGGATAGCGTGGATCAAGACAATGTCAGCATGGCCAGATGGCGTGGAAATGCAGGGATTATGTATTTCGGTCAGACCCTTATCGGGGACTGCGTCAACGGAAATGTGGGCGTTTGGGACTACGACACGTTCACCGAATACGGAAATACGATCGTCGGGCAGGTTAGTTCGCCGCCTATCCATAAAAACCGGCGCCGGATCTTCATGCGGGCTCTGGAAGTCTACATGGAAAGCGGGACGGGGCTCCAGGAGGGCGAAGGGTCTGACCCGCAGATCTATCTGGATTACAGCGATGATGGCGGCAAGACGTGGTCTGCGCGGAAATTGCCGCAATCCTTTGGCCCACAAGGGCAATACAAGAAGCGTTGCCGGTGGCTGCGCCTAGGCCAAGCACGCACGCGGACCCTTCGATTGACGATCACAGATCCGGTCAGGCGCAACATCATTGGCGCCTACCTTGATGTCCAAGCAGGAGAATCATAATCCATGGCCACAAACACGGGACTGACCCTCCCGCCGCTGCAAAGCATCCAGTTCATCGACCCATCCTCCGGTCAATTGACCCCGATGGGCCTCACTGCTTTGCAGAAGATCGTAACGGCCATCCAAGCGCTTCAGGATGGCACCGTTCTGCCGGCGTATTTCCCCACGCCCACAAGCACGAGCTGCGCCAATGATGGAGCGGCAGAGGCTATTGGTGTGAAGGTCGGCCAGCTTTACCGCAATGGCTCAGTCATTCAGGAGCGCATCATCTGATGTCCGAGTTTCTTAAACTCGCTTCTGGCTTGGATGTGTCGTCTTTGGCCTTGGAAATTCATCGCCAACCCGAACTCTGGGATCAAAACCCCACGCGCCGCACGTTCGAGAACACTCCACATGCCGACATGACGGACATATGGATCAGGTTCAGAGCTGAGGAAGAATTGCGCAGTCTGGAAGACCACAAGACCGAGCATCGCTGTGTTTTTTGGCCTGCGTGGTATGCCCTGCCGTCGTTACGTCCCCTCGTCTTTGGTATGATGACGAAGGTGCAGGCTACCGAACTTGGATCAGTGCTTGTGACCCGCTTGCCGCAGGGGGGCACGATCAAGACCCATACCGATGCAGGGGCATGGGCGCCGGAATTCTTCAACATGAAGCTGCACCTGATCCTGTCGGGGCAAGCGATCGTCACGTGCCTTGAGGAAAGCCAAGTTTTTGGGAAGGGTGACCTCTTCACCTTCGACAATCTCAAACTGCATTCGGTCGAGAACCATTGGCCGGAAGACCGAATAGCGCTGATCGTCTCCATGAGGGTTGAGGCATGAGCGTTGTTCGTAATCTCTCTGGGGGGGGTATCGCATTCTGGTGTCCAGGCTGTGAAGATACCCATCAGGTCAATTCTCAGCCGGAAAGGTCGCGATGGGCATATAACGGTAACCCTGCAAAGCCGACATTTTCACCTTCTATCTTGGTAACCTATCAGGACTTGAGCGGGGACGGTCAGCATGAGAGGTGCCATTCCTTCGTCACGGATGGTCGCATTCAGTTCCTAAGCGATTGCACGCATAAACTTGTCGGCCAAACCGTTGATCTGCCGCAATGGCCATACGCGCCAGGCACTTATGGTGGCATAGAGGAACCAGAAGCATGAATCGGCCCTGCGATACTTGCGGTGGGGCCTTGGATGGCCGCTGCTATGTTCGGTCGGGAAATCAGCCTGAGACCATGGAATTTGTGGTCGATGGCATGTGGATCAACCAAGTGACTTTAAAGGGCAAAGACTTGGCCCTTCCTCAGCATAGCCACAAATTTGAGCACCTCAGCGCGATTACGCGAGGAAGCGTTAGGGTTATCTGCGAAGGAATGCCTGATCGAGAATTCACTGCAACAGATGTCCCAGCTATGGTCAGAATTCCTGCAAACGCTAAACATCTGTTCATTACCCTCAGTGATGAGGTAACTATCCTTTGCCTACACAGAATTGACCGCACTGGCGCTGTGGAGATTGCTGAAGAGCATCACATTGTGGAGTAAATCCAGTGCCGTTCGCCGCTGTAGGAGCCGCTGCTGCCGCCGTAACTGCCGGAACGCAGATTTATGGTGCAGTTTCGGCGGGGAATAACTCGTCAGGATCTGCACTAGAGGCAGCCAAGATTCAAGCCCAAGCGGAGCAGAACGCTGAGGATATTGCGTCTCAAAACGCAGATCAAACGTCGCTGATTACTCAGCAAAATCAGCAGGCCAGCACCGCAGCGGCAAACCAATACTACAACACCGCCTCGTCTAACCTTACGCCTGCCATTTCGACTGGCAATTCTGCGCTCTATTCGCTGGCTAACCTGTATGGTTTGAACGGCACAAGCGGCACGGCGGCGGCCAATCAGACAACGGCAGGGCAGGCACTACAGCAGCTTCAGGGGCTTTCTGGCATCGGGGGCGCAAGTTCAGCATCTGCCTTCAACAATGCCTATTCGGCGTTTCAGAACAGCCCCACATACCAGTTTGCAGCTCAGCAGGGATCGCAGGCTTTGGATCGCTCGGCCGCATCCACAGGAACGCTTCTTTCCGGCGGACAGATCAAAGCTGCTGAAAGCTATGGCTCAGGTTTGGCCAGCCAGGGGCTGTCTCAATACACATCGAACCTGCAAAACCTTTACAGCGGGCAGGTTTCTGGGTTGCAGAACCTGGGTTCGACGGGCGAAAGCGCGGCATCAACACTCGGCAGTCTTGGCTCTCAAGCGGCTGGGACAATCGCTGGTGTGAATAACAGCGCATCCAGCACGATTGGATCTGCCCTTTCCAGCGCTTCCAGCGCGGAAACGAATGCCGCTCAGAATTCCGGGACCGCTCAGGCATCCGGTGTCCTTGGATCGTCTCAAGCCCAAAACACAGAATTGGCTAATTCATTGGCCTCTTTGACCGGCAACAACAGCAGCTACTCTAACAGCAATGCGTTGGGGTCAATCCTTGGGGGCGTTTCCAGCTTGTTTGGAAGCAGCGGAAGCAGTGGCCTAGCGTCTACCGGAAATACGGGTTGGGTAACCACATGAGCGATTTCACGATTGAGCAAAGCCAGCCGCAATACAATCCGTGGACGCCGCTTGAGGCGATGGGGTCAATTGCCCAGCAGAATAATGCGGTTCAGCAGGGGCAGATTCAGAACCAAGGCAGCTTGCTGAACCTGCAACTTCAGAAGGCTCGGCTTCAGCCAATTCTATCAGCGTTGCAAGGTTACCAGTCCCAACTGCCCCCGCAGCAACCTGGGAACGGGTCTGCACTTGCAACGGCAAGCGCCCCAATTACGCCAGTGGGATCGGCTCCATTGGGTGCAGCAGGCGCTTCTGGGGCTGCTGCTCCAGGTGGCCCTGGCGGTGGACCGGGCATGGCGCCCGGCGGAAGCGCTTTGGCTGCCATGGGCGGTTCAGGTGCTGGTGGTTCTGCTCCTATGGGCGCATCGGGGGGCAGTCCCTCTACGGACGGTCTACCGCCCGGCCCAGGCGATCTCGCAGCCAGTCAGGTTGGGTTTCCCATGCCTGTCCTGCAATACGCATCGGCAGCGACCTCGCAAGATCCCTCGGGTGCATTGGCCAAAATTGCAGAGACGCGCCGTCAGTTGCTCTATACCGGGGCAGCCTCGGCCAATAGCCCAGAGGCATGGAATTCGTTTGTGATGAGCGCCTACCAGAATGGGTGGGCGACCGCTGGGCAGACGCAGCAGCTTCTCAACCATTTTGAGTTGCAGCCTCGGGTTTTGCAGGCCATGGCAAGCCCGGACGAGAACCTGAAATATACCGGCGAGATTTCCGGTCAGGGTCTTGCTGTGGATGCCAATGGCAATCCAGTTCCGGGGGCTGCGCAAATCGCTGCGAGGGGTGATCTGGCTCAGGCTGACGCGGCCGGCAAGAATGCCGGTAACCTTCCGCTGGCGGGAACGATCGCGCAAGCGACGGCTGCTGGCACGCAGGCTGGTGAATTGCCCTATGTGGGTCCGCGCGCTGCTGCGGCGGCCGGGGCAACGCTGCCCTATGATGTTACCAAAGCGCAGGCAGCCCCGTATTCGCTGCAACCCGGTGAAACGCGCATCAATCCAGCAATTCCAGGCATGCCCGATGGGTCTCTACCGCCCGGCGCCCCCGGCTCCGCGCCATCGGGGCCGAACCCCAATAACCCTGGGAACCTCAAAAACCCTGGCGGCGTTGGTTTCCAGACCTTTGAAAGCCCCGTGGCGGGGCTTTTGGCCATGTCGGACCAGTTGCAGCGCTATGGGCAGCGCGGGATCAATACGGTGGGCAGCATCGTGTCCACCTACGCACCATCGTCTGAGAACAACACGGCGGCTTATGCGGCATCTGTCGCCAAATCGCTTGGCGTCGATCCGAATGCCCCGTTGAACTTGAATGACCCCAACATCCGGGCGCGCTTGGCTACAGCCATGCTGCAACAGGAAGGGAACTCGAAAGGTTTGGCCGCAGCCCTTGGCGGCGGCCCCGCACAAGCTGCTCCCGCACCGCAAGCGCAGTCTCTGGCTGTTCCTGCTCAAATCACCCCTGGTAGCGCAGACCAACTTCCTGGCGCAGCTCCTGCAGTTGGCCCTGTGGGGGCGGCAGTCGCTTCGCCAGCTGCTGCGCCCGCAATTGCGGCACCTGTGACGCCCGCTCCCGCAGATCAAAATGCGGCGGCGCCAAGTGTTATCCCGCTCCCCGGTGGGGGAACATCCGTGCAGGCGCCAGCTCAGCCGCTGATTGATGTCGAGCAGGCAAAAGCGAACATCGGAGCTATGACCACCTACCGGCAGGGACTGCTCACCAACGCACAGGCGTCCGTGCAGCAGAATGCTGTTCTTGATCAGATGCAGCAGGAAGCTGGGGGCTTTACGCAGGGTGAATTCGCCGATGTGAAAGGCGCTGCCGGGTCTTACTTGGACGGGTTCGCAAAGACTTTTGGCGTCCCAGAATCGCAATCGTTCAGCCAAGGGGTGGGTGATTGGCAGGCTTTCAACAAGAACGCCGGCAATCTTGCCCGGTCGGCGGCCCATGAGTTGGGATCGCGCACGGGCGTTCAGGAACTGGCTATGATCCAGCGGACGCTGCCCAGCGACGAAACGTCCTCTCAGGGCTTTTCGATGGTTAAAAACCAATTGCAGGGCATCAATGATTTTGCCATCGCGAAGTCTGCGGCATCTGCCAATTTCACGGGCAATCCGAACCAGTTTGAGGCAAATTGGAACGCCAATGTTTCGCCATCGGCGTTCATCATCAATCGGATGAGCCCGGCAGACTTTCAAGCGATGGCCGAGAAGCTAAAACAGACCCCCGAAGGGCTGCAAACCCTGAAGCAGATGCGCGATGAATACGCCTATGCGCAAAATCAGGGGCTGTTCAAAATGGTGCAACCCTAATGGCTGATCTGGCTGACTTTGACAGCGTGCTGGCTCCGGTTGCGCCTACCGCAAGTTCTACGCCTGCACCCGTGACGACGTCTGTGCCTTCTGCTGCGGCGCCTGCTGCTTCACCAGTAGGAAATGGCTCAGCGCAGTATCCATGGGTAGCGCCTCATCCGGTCCCTGATGGTTCTGGGGGCCTGACGAACCTATCCGATGCGGACTATGCCAAGTTCATGGCGGGCGCTCCTCCTTCCTCTGGATCGGTGACGCCTCCTCCTGCTCCAAATGCACCCATGCCATCTGCGCCCGGTGGGGGCCAAGCTACACCCACAACCCAAGTAACTCCGGCTTCTGCAGTAACTTCTCAGCAAGATCCTAAGCTTGCAGCGATTGATAGCGCCATAGCGACGGCACCCAAAGAGGTTCAAAGCGCTTCTCCGGGGGCGCCCTCGTCTGACAAAGAACCCGCCAAAGTGACTGGTCCCCTCGCAAATTTGGCGGCCGGCGCGAATGAGGCGGTGGCGGGCACGCTTGGGTTGCCGGTCGATTTGATGACGGGCGCGCTAAACCTCGGCGCCAAGGGGGTCAATGCCGTTGCGGGAACGAATATCCCGGCGATCCAAAACCCTGTTGGTGGCTCCAATTGGTGGCAGGGCGCCATGGGGCTGCTCGGGGCCAATCCTCAGAACGTCCAGGCCAATGGTCTTGGTGACAACATGGCGCGCGGGATCGGCGCCGGCGTGGCGGGCGCGGTTCTTCCTGGCGGGTTGGCGGGGCAGGCTGGCCGCGTAGCTGACGCTGTTGGTCAGGCGGCTCCTGTCATGCGTGGTGCGGCTGATGCGATTGCGGCTCCGAGTGCGTTGGCGAATGCGGCGGCGGGCGCTGGTGCTGGCGTTGGCGGCGCAGTGGCTCAATATGTGGTTCCGCAGCAATATTCTGCGCTGGCTGGCACGGTCGGCAATCTCATTGGCGGCGGTGCTGTGGCGGCCGGCGAGGCTGCGACCAATGGCCTTGTGAATGCGGGCAGAAACGGGGCTCAATCTCTCCTTGGGCCAATCAGTTCCAATAGCGGTTTGGCCCAGAGGGCAGCTCGTTTGGCTGGTGTGGATATCAGTCCGCAAACTCTGACGACTCCGGATGGCCAAACGGTTACAGCTTCTCCCGGCCAAATCGCGCGGGCGCAAAGTCAGTTGGCGGGTGCGGCGGATATGTCGCCCGGTGATCTCGCCGCGTCCATCCCGCCGCCTGATGAGGCAAATCCGATCCCAGGTGTTCAAGGAACGCTTGGACAGGTTTCTGACAATGCCGGGGTCATGGGGCTTGAGCGCACGCTTCGCACGCAAGGCCCGATTAAGAGCCGGGTTGGAATGGCGGCGGATGAGGCTCGCAACAATCAGGCTCGCTTGGATCTAATTCGGGGCATCGCAAGCCCGGATGCTCAGGCCGAAACAGCCGGCAACTACTTTCAGAAAGTCCAGCAGGGCATCGACCGTGCGGGCGATCTCGCGGTGTCTGCGAAGCAGCAACAGGCGGCTCAGGTGGCCGGGCAAGCTGGCGGTGCGGAAACGGTGGCCGGCGCCGGTGGCCGCATTCGTGGCACTGTGGATGCGCAGCATAAGCCGTCAGTCTTGGAAGTCATGGCGGCGGAGGATCGAGCTAGGCAATTGGCTGATGCCGGCAATAAGGCGGTCGGCGGTCTTGGGTCTGGATCGGAAGGGCAAACCGGTTTGCAACGCGCCGGAACAGCGGCTCGTGATCCTGTGGCGAATGTCATTAAGAACGAAAAGGAAGCAATCAGCCGGCTTTATAAGGTAGTCGAGGAGCATCATCGGGCGACGGTTGATGTCGGTCCTCTGAAGGATGTCGCCAAGAAGATCAGCAAGGAAATCGATCCGCAGAGCGGAGAGAGTTTGCCTGCGAGTGTTGAGCGTCGTCTTGATGCAATTCGGTCGGCGCCGGATCAGATGCGGTTTAAGGCATTGCAGGACATGCGCCGCTTCGTGGGGGAGGATATCCGCAAGGCGCGTTTCGCCGGCAACATGAGCGAGGCCCGCCAGCTTGGGGACATCAAGGCTGCCATAGATCAATCGGTGAATGAAGCAGTCAAAAGCATCGTTCGCGAGGAAGCCCCTGATGTTGTCTCGGGAAAGCTGGCTCGGCCTGACAGTCTCCTCGGAAAGCTCGCGCAGCATGCAGCGGATGAAAAAGCCGCAGTGTTCACGCCGGTCGGGCGTCGGATTGAGACCAAGCCTGAAGTTGTCGAGGCGGGCAGTCTGCAAACCTCCCACAATGATGATCTATCCGTAAATCCAAGCTATCCGCAGGAGCTGCAGCCTCGTGATCGTGGCCGCATGGCCAGCGCAGCCCAGGTTGATCGCATGTCGCGGACCTTGCAGCCTGATCGGCTTGGGTTGTCTGGTGGAGCGAACGAGGGGGCGCCGATCGCTGGCCCTGATGGTGTGGTGGAAAGCGGAAACGGTCGTATCCTGGCCATCCGTCGTGCCTATGCCCAGAACACGCCAGCCGGACGCGCCTATCGTCAGTGGGTGGCCGGGCATGGTGTTGATGTCTCGGGGATGCGTGAGCCGGTTCTTGTCCGGACGCGCACGACTGATCTCAGTCCGCAAGATCGTGTCCAGTTCACACGTGAGGCCAATGAGGGGACCGGTTTGACGCTCGGCGCGGCGGAGCGTGCCCAGACCGATGCTCAATCCATCTCAAACGGGACATTGGCCAAATATGAGACCGGGGATGTGAACGCGGCGCAGAACCGGAATTTTGTCACGTCGATGATCAAGGATATCGGCAACGGCGATCATGGGCAGTTTGGGACGGCGGATGGTCGGTTGTCCCTCCAAGGTGCTGAGCGCATCCGGAATGCTCTCCTTCAGCGAGCCTATGGGGATCTGCATCTGGTCGCGGAAATCGCTGAGACCGGCGATCCTGACATCAAAGCATTCGGCGCGGCGCTGACGGACGCGGCTGGTCAGATGGCTCGGCTGCGGTCTGAGATTGATAGTGGTGCGGTCGATCCTCGTGTTGACCTTGGCCCTCGCCTGGCGGAAGCCGCGCGGCTGGTGCAGATGGCCCGGCGCCTCAAGATGCCGCTGCGGGATGTCGTGGGCCAGCAGGATGCGCTTTCGCCTCTCTCGGCTGAGGCTGAACATATTTTAAGGTTCGCTTACGGGGAGAACCTGTCAGGAAGGTTCTCGCGCAACCGATTCGGTGAATACCTCAAGGCATATGCCGAAGAGGCTGAGCAACAACAGACTGCCCCGCGGCTCTTTGGAGAGAACGCGAGCCAGTCCGAACTATTGAGGACGGCAGGTGGCAGAACACGAAGCATCCCGGCGAGTGACACAAGCGGCGCCGGACCCGATTTTCCTGAAGGTTCACGGCAAAGCAGTGGAGAAGGTGGGCCGCAAGGTCGCGGATCTCAGTCTGGTCCGGCAGGGTCGGGTGATGCACGAGGACGCCAAGGCACAGTTGTCGAGCCTGAAGGCGAACCGCTAACCCGCGAGGCTGCTCAGTCTCTTAAAGATGCTATCGCCCGTCGCGCGGCGCTTGCTGAGCGGACGCAGGGCGCCCCGGACCGCATCATGGCTGCCGGGAAGGGTGGCGCGCTTTACGCGGTCAGCGATAGCAACGTTGGGCGTGAGTTCTTCGGCAAGGGTGCGGAAGGTGCTCAGAGTCTCATTCGGGTTCTTGGGTCGCGCGAGGAAGCGGAAAGCGCGATTGCCGATTATGCCGCGCATGACCTTCGATCGACCAAGGGAATGGTCAATCCGGATGGCTCTCTAAACCCTGTAAAGTTCAAGGGATGGTTGGATAGCCATCGGGAAGAGCTGACGGTTTTCCCCGGACTCGCCAAGCGGTTTGGTAACGCGCAAGCGGCGGCTCAGGATTTGGCGGATCTGTCAGCTCGGCGTCAGGCGATCGAGGCGCTTAATCCGTTGGCCAAGGAAACCACTGATGCCGGTGTGGTCCAGAAGTATTTCCAGCCTGGCGGCCGGGGAACTGAAGCGGCGCAGTCATTTGCCCGCGATACCGGGGGCAGTCGTGAGGCCGTCCAGTCTCTATCCGATGGCATCGCCGCGCAGTTCCGCGACAAAGTTATGCCGGATGGTGTGGTGAAGTCGCAGGCATACCGCAATTTCATGACCCTGCATCGTCCGTTCTTTGATGCCGCGCCTCCTGAAATCCGCGCTAGATTTGAGACGGCGGGGAAGGCTCAAGAGGCTGTCGAAAATGCGCAGCGTGATCTTGTGGCGCAGCGTGAGGCTTACGAAAACAGCGCGGCGCGGTTCTATCTGGATCGCCGCGGCGAGGTGAAGGACCCCGCCGTTGCGGTTCGCAACCTGCTGAATTCGAACAATCCGGATCGGAATGCGGCGGCGCTTATGCGGTTGGCTCGGGCGGATAAATCCGGCGCGGCGGCGGCCGGCATCCAGCGGAATGCGGTTGATTATGTTCTTGGTGTTATCCGATCGACCACGGAAGCGGGGACGACGCAGGAAAAGCAGATTGCCAAGGAAGCACTAGACAAACTCGTGAACAAGACAAAGACTGGCCGTGCCCTGGAAAGCCTGATTGGCAAGGATGGCATGGACTGGCTGCGCAAGGTCACGGTGGACCTGGATCGTGAGGCGCGCAGCTATAACGCCATCAAGGTGCCTGCGACGTCCCAGTCGGCAGCTGATACCCATGGTGTGGCTGCTCATGGTCATGGCGGCTCGCATGATCCATCGATGGCTGCTCAGGTGGTCGGGATGGAAATGCTCGGAGAGGGTGCGTCCCATGTGGCGTCGGTCGTGTTCCCTCATTTCGCGCTGGCTCGCATAGGGGCGAAGGTGGCCTCGGCCTTTGGCGCCGTCATGCTCAATTCCGCGCGCACGGCTGGGTTGGAAAGGGTGGATGAACTGCTGCTGGCCGCCGTGCGCAATCCCGAGATTGGCCGCCTCATGCTCCTGCATCCGACGCCGGCCGCGCGCGTCGGTGTGATGCGCAAGCTCTCTGGGTTGATCGCAAACCTGTCTGTCTCTGGCTACACCACGCAAAGGAAATAGGTCATGGCGACCGGTTCTCTTTTCTTCTCCCCCTATTTCCAGTTCACGGATGCGTCTGGCGTTCCCTATGCTGGCGGATCGCTGGCGTTCTATTCCAGTGGCACCAATACGCCGCTGGCGGTCTATGCGGACCAAGAACTGACAACGCCCCTGCAGAACCCTGTCCCGCTCAACTCTGCGGGCTGGCCGGAAGACCAGATCTGGCTGCAGACCCAGGAATATCGTGTGGTCCTGTCCGATGTGAACGGAGTGCAAATCTGGGCGGCTGACCCGGTGGCAGCTGGCGGTCAGTTTACGGGTTCTGTGGTGGTTTCCGGCACCGGACAAGTAGGATTTACCGCCGTTAATTTGTCTGCGAACGGGAATACTTGGGGATGGTATTCCCAAACCGATGGCACCTTCAATGCTATTGACTCAAACAATGGTGCCATCCCCATTTCAATAAACAACGGCGGGACTGTTACGTTTTCTGTCACCCCCATTGTGGTGGCGCCGACAACCGTGGGCATCGTTCTGACGAGCACGGCAGTAGCTGGGCAAGAGTGGGCGCTATATTCAGCCGATGATGGTTCATTTAGTCTTTTCAACTCCACCAATGCCGTCACGCCATTTTATGTTTTGCCTGATGGAAATGTGACTTTCCAAGAAGCAGTGACCTTTGGTGGGGTTACGACTTTCAACCAAGCATCTGCTTTTGAACAGCCGGTCACGATGGCTGGGCCGTTTTATTCGACGTATTCAGCGGCATTCTCGGCCACCACGACATTCACAGCGACTGAAACACATAGTGGCGCAGTGGGCTTTTCTGGAACTGTGACATTTAGCGGGGGATCGGACCCACTCATCACAGGGACCGGAACGCCAGGACTAGAGATTACCAATACCTCTGGGAGCGGGCGCTCTTGGACGACTTATGTAAATTCGTCTGGTGTTTGGGTTCTGGCTGACCAAACGGCTGGCCTTTCCCGCATGTATCTTGACTCTAATGGCGTCGTCACGATGACAGGAGGGGGCGATACCGGGACTGGTAGCTATGGATATCTCGCCAATACCGGGGCAGGAACGCAGACTGGCACCTATAGCTATGGGTTGAATGTTACGGGCGGCATCACCTCTACAATCTATTCTGCGACCTCTGATCGGCGCCTAAAAAGCAAAATAGAAAACATCACCGAAGACGATGCATGGTCCTATGTGATGGCAGCACGTCCTGTCACCTACCGTATGGATGGCATTTCAGGCGCCGGATTCATCGCTCAGGAAGAGGCCAAAGGGCCTCGCGCGGCATCGGTCGCAACCGTGTCCAACATCAGTTTGGAAGAAACGATTGATGAAGATGGGTTTGTCTCTCCTGCCGGATTTCAACTCACCAAGAACTATGACCATGACATCGCGTATCTGACGCGGGCAATCCAAAGCCTTAAAGCGGAACTTGAAGCCATTAAGAAAGGTTCAGTCTAATGCGCCGTCTATCATATATTTTAGGACTGGTTTTTTTCTTTGTGGCACACGCGGCTTTTGCTCAAAGCCCTGGGACCATCAATATTTGCGGTCCTTCTCGGTGTCCGGGTAATCCGCAAATAGGTGACACTACGATAAACAACGCGGTTAACCCTGCTCTTGGTCTCAAGATTGACACCAATGGAGGTGTTGCCACTAATCTAACCATCAATGGCGGCAACGTGCCTTCGGGTCAGGTATTCACTGTTCCCACCGCCCCTGCTGGCACGAACACGACGCAGGCGGCGAGCACGGCGTTTGTCAATGTCCAAGCCCCTGCCGCCGCCTGGTCCGGCACCGGCTTCGGGTTCAGCGGGGCACCGAGTGCGGCGAGCGTGGGCGCGGCAGTTTCTACAGTGCCAGCGGCTGGCACAGCAAGCAGGCTTAACTCTGACATTTTCGGTGATTATAAGTCGGCTGAAAACTGGCGATGCACGGCCGGGACGCCGAATTATATCGCAAAGACCTGCACCGCAGGCGGAACTTATCTTGATGATGGAGCAACTTTGCAAGCAGCATTCAATGCTGCTACCCGTATCCTCATCCCGAAGAACTACTATCTCCTACCCTCCGATACGATCCCGACCGCGACCAATGACCTCGACATAATGGGGCTTGGGCCGCAGATCAGTGGAATTTATCTGGACCCCAGCGTCACAGGCTCGAATTCGGACATTTATACGGTCGGCCAGGAAAGTGTCACTGGCGCGACGCTTGGTTCGCCGGGCACTGGCGGCACCAATGGCGCCTGCGTATTGACTGGGACATCTGGAGCTTTGGCCTCTGGAGGCGCCTATTTCCAAGTGGCGGGCACTGTGTCCGGCGGCCAGCTGCAGTCGGTCGGCAGCGTCATTTCGGGGGGCGCCTATATCAGCCCGCCCAAAACCGGGCTCGAATTTGTCACCAGCAATTGCGGCCTTACCAGCGCGCAGCTCAACCTGACATTGGCGTATTCGATTGCTCATGTGAAGCTGAGCTATATGACCTTTGGCGGCAACTGGGGTGCGCCGGACCCGAACAATCCGGGCCAATTTCTCTATTCCCAGGTCGGCAACCCGCTGGTGCTTTTGAAGGGTGTGGACAACGTCGAGCTTTCGCACGTCCGTTTTCAGAACTCTCGCGCCTTTACCTTCCAGACGCGGTTCTCCCGCAACGTCGATATCGGGAATTACGAAGTCCTGAACTCGGTGCGCGATGGTATCGCGGTCTGGGACACGTTTTATGTCAACATTCATGACGGATACCAGAAAGGCGGCAACGACAGCGCCATCTCGCTTCACGTCGATTCCGATGCCACGCAGCCGCGCACATCTACCCGCGTCAGCAACATCACGCTGGTGGACACGTCGAGCATTGACACGCTGGGCGCCAAGATCCTGCAGGTCGACAACATCATCTGCTGGCGTAGTCATGGCGCCTGCGTGACGGTCGGCGGCTATGTGCCAGGCAGCCAAGGCGATACCTCGAACTGGGGCATTTCCCTCCAAAACATCCAATCCTACGACCCGATCCAGGGCAGCTTCTTCTTCCAGACCACGCCTCCAACACCAGCGCCGGCTAATGCCCAGATCCTGATCAACTCCACACCTTGGAGTGCGGGAAGCCTTGGCGCAGTCCCGATGCAAAACGTGGTCGGGTCTGGCACAATTGCAGCTGTCCTCGGCACCTATTACAATAATGGCGTGCTCGCAGGGGGCCTTCCTTCTCCACCCTCGCAGCAGATCGACATCGGCGGTGTCGTGATCCGCCAGACCTTGCCGCCGGTTGCGAATTACTCTGACTGGGGATATGGCAAAGCGTTTGGGGGCACTGTCGGCTGGCTTGACGGCCCAATCACGCAAACCATGACCACGTCACACGGTATGGAGTTTCGTGGCCCGATTTGGGACATGCGGGTGCATGATTTCCATATCGCTGATGGAAGCTATGGCCTTCGGTTTACCTGCACCACGTCAGGCACGATCTGTGCATCGGGGTGGCCGAACAATCTGTTTCGCCGCGTCGTCATCGAAGACGGAACGATCACGAATTCGCCGGTCGATTGCGTGCAGTTCTTCGGCCAAGGCACTGTCCCGAGCTCGCAGGATATCGAGTTCAATCACGTCACCTTTGACTGCGATTCCGAGTTCACCGCATCGACCCGCGGGGCAAACGGCAAGTGGGCCAGCACGTCGCCCTATGCCATAGACTCCCCGTATGTCAGTGGCATGCGGATCGTAAATAGCTCGTTCCGCGACCTCGCTATCCCGGTCAACGAGACCGGCATCCCAGCCAATACCAACTATTACCTCAATGATACGATTTATGCGTATCCGGCGTTCCCAAGCTTCAGTCCATCCAATGCCGGGGTCGCGAAATCGTATCCTGATGACCAGCAGTGGCAAACGATCTTTGAGTATTCCGACCCCACGCTGTCCAATTTCCGCACGATTGCGGGCGTGCCGTCATCGTCTTCGGCCTCGATGCCCGTCACCGGTTGCTATACCGGCGGCAGTTTCGTCATGGCGCAGAACACATCCTATGGCCCGTCCGGTGAACCCGCCGGCTGGTCGCGGATCACCACGGGGTGCAACCATAACCCTGTCTCGGCGCTGGCTATTGTGAACGCTGGGACGGGTGGGACGCCTGGCACCTATGCCCTGATTTTCACGTCCACCAACGGTTCGGGCGCTGCGGGCACCTTCACGGTCGGGGCCGGCGGCACGGTCACCGGGACCTCGCTGACCAATGGCGGCAACAGCTACCAAGCTAGCCTCCCGCCGACCATCTCGCTTGCCAATGCGCCCGGTTTGACCGGGGCATCAGTCACGGCCTCGGTCGAGGGCGACTGGGCGCAAACCTACGCGTTCTGGGGCGGCCCTGGTTCGCCGTATAAAGACAATATCGTCCTGAGTTCGAGCAATGGTGGCCTGCCATCTGTCTCGTCCAACAGCGCAAGCAGCAGCATCGTCGTCACCCCGACCGGCACGGGCTCGACAGTGCTCACAGCCGCGCTGAAATCCACCGGCCTAGCGCCAACCATCTCGGCCAATTTTGGAACGTCACCGACGATCGCTGGCAACAACACACGATCTGTCGTCACGGTTGGCACAGGTGGCGCCACCCAGGGCACCATTCTATTCAATCCGGGTCAGCCTCTGACCGCAGGATCTACGTCCTGCACGGCGGTAGATAATACAACATCACCCTCCACCAGCGGCAGCCTTTGGGCCCAGGTCAGTGCAAGCGGTCTGTCTGTGACCGTTTTCGCGATCGGCGGGACCATGCAGGCTGGCGACAAGATCGTCGTCAATTGTGGAGCGTGAACGCCATGACCCCTGACCGAGAAGGAGCCGGGATGCGGGACGAAAACTTGAAACCAGAGGAGATTGAAACATGCGTTTGAGTGGTCTTGCTCTGTTCAGCCTGTTGCTATCTACGGTGAGTGCCTACGCGCAAATTGCGCCAGGCCCTCCGCCTACATCAACTTATTGCTCGAATTCATCGGGTTCTGGATGGGTTCCGTGTCCTCCGCCCATAGGGAACACATCCACTCCTGATGTGACCTCTCCGCAGCCTCCTGCGACAGCCACGGCATCATCTGGTCCGCTCATGTGTCAGCAGGGCACCGCAAGCGCTACGCTGGTTTGCAAGGCGTCTGCGGGCAATCTGTATGGGGTTCAAGCCACCGTGCAGGCGAGCACGGTGGCGTTTTGGGTGCTCGTCTTCAATGCGACGGCAGCACCGGTTGACGGCGCGGTAACCCCATCCAAGTGTTTTTATGTGCCGGCCAATTCCACAGGGACATTGTCGTTTCCGGTCTTTGGTCCATATTTCTCGGCTGGGATTACGTTTTCTGCGAGTTCCACTGGCTGCTTCACCAAAACGGCCGTGACGGCTAATTTCCCATTTCTGTCGGGAGACTATCGGTGAAACGGGCGCTATCGGTTGCATGCCTTTTGCTTGCCACTGGCTTGGTAGTTGCCCGCGGGCAAGGGTATTCGAGCACAGGCGTGACATTGGTCCAAGCAACCAATGTCACCACAGCCTCTGACGGAACATGGGCTGTGACGTGGAAAACCCCCTTTAACACGTCACAACCATTTGTTGCGGCGCATTATATCGGGGTGGCTACCGCTCAGCCGGTCCAGTGTATGCTTACGTCATCGACCTCCACCAGCGCTTCAGGGAAATGCTACGCCGGTCAAAGCACGCTGCTAAGCCTATCTATTGTGACCACGGGCATAACTGTCCTTCCCTTTGCTGTTTCATCTGGTGGTATAGCGGTTCAAGTTCTTGGCCGAGACACGACGCAGTAATCATCCATTTGGAGTTGTTGTTATGTTTTCTATGGTTCGCCCCAGGTATGCCGTTCAAGGGCTTTTGGGATACCTCCGAGAAGGGCGGAATATAGGCCATGTCGTTACTCTGGGGGTCATGACGGGCATTGCTTGTGTGGTTCTCTTCTCCGGTGGCACTTTCTACACAAGCATTTCATACAATTGGTTTTTTGCGCATTGGCCCTACACCGAAAGAGGTTGGGGCCTTTTGTTTGCCGCCTTCTCTTTGCTCGGCTCCCTGACGTTCTTTACCAAGAACCGTTACGTTCATTTGGCATCTGCGACGGCCATGGGAGTCGGGCACCTTCTGATCGCCCAGGGCATGTGGATCTCAAACCATCTCAGCACAGCCCCGATCACATATTCGTTCGTGGCATTCCTTAGCATTTGGGTGTTTTGGCGGGTCATCGAAGAGGAAGGGTGACCTCGTGAAATTTCCGTCCTGCCGGTCCAAAAGACTACTTGCAGATTATGTCTTGGCTCTGCTGCTTTTCTGCTGGTCAGTGCATGTGATGATTTTCCCCGCAGGGATGGACCGAATTGCCGCTTATCGGTGGATGACGATTAACCCCCAAGTAATTGCTGGAATTGGTATTTTTGTTGCTGGGTGCCAGTTTTTTTCTGCTGTTTTCATGGTTGCATGGGCTAGAAGATTAGGGGCAATTGCGGCGGGATCAATCATGTTTAACTTTGCCGTTAAAGTCTTCGAAGTCCAGCCCGAGGCGCATATCAGTTCGTTTTATGGCGGCTTGGCGTTGAGCAACTTGATCTTGTTTTTCTGGCCGTGGATGTGACCCGATATGGCTGATTCTCCGCAGGGATGGTGGGAAGAGTTCCGCCAATGGTTTTCCGGTGCCGGGCTCGCTTTTGGGGTCGGCATTTTTTATGGCCTGCGGTGGGCGTTCAAGGACTGGTGGAGCAACCGGAGCGATTCGGCCAAGGAAGAGAAGCGCCAGAGGGAGCGTGACCGGCGGTCAGAAGACCGGCAGGACAAAGACCTCACCACGGCGTGGGCTCGGATTGACGATCTGGAAGACGGCAGGCGTGAAATTGAGCGTGACCGGGACCGCGGCTGGGATTTGGCCCGAGGGTGGTTTGATGTGGCCCATCAGGAACGGCATGCCCGCAACAACCTACTGATGGCTGCCGGGGGCCGTGCTCTTGATCCTCTGCCTGGCTTTGAAGAACTGGAAGGACGGCGCCAATGAGTTTTGCTCAGGCTTTTGCGTTAACGGTTTCCCCCGCTGTTGAGGGGGGATATTCCAATAATCCTGCTGATCCGGGGGGCGCCACGAAATACGGAATATCCCAAGCAGGTTATCCCTCCCTCAACATTGCGGCCCTCACGCTTTCCGATGCCCAGACGATCTACCAGCGTGATTATTGGGCCGCATGTCAGTGTGACGCTCTTCCTCCCGCTGTCGCCGGGCTCGTCTTCGATGCCGCCGTGAATCAAGGGCCAGCGTGGGCACGCAAGGCGCTTCAATCGGCCGTGGGGGTGACAACTGATGGGGTGATCGGCCCAAAGACCTTGGCGGCCGTAAAATCAGCCGATCCCGCCACGCTTCATGCTACCATCGGATGGTTGCGTGAGACCGCCTATCGTCAGGCGGCTGACTTTCCGACTTTTGGGCACGGTTGGATTATCCGGCTATGCCGCGTTATCGCCGCGTCTGCGGCATTCACATGAGGGACATCATGACTGATCTCAATCGACGGAATTTCGGCACTGCAATCTTGGCTGCGGGAGCTTCCACGGCCTTAGCCGGTTGCTCGGGGCTTGCTTCCACCATCACCACTGAAGCCGGCAAAATCAGCGCGACCATCGTGACTGACGTGGGCACGCTCACCAATCAATATGCGATCGTCAAAGGCATTGGTCAGGTTGCCTTGGCCGCCCTCAGCGTTGCAGATCCGGCCGCTGCCACGATCATCAGCGATGGCATTTCCCTTATCGACGGGTGGATTGCCGCCGGCAGTGCGACGGTTTCTGCCAATGCTGCGACCATAGTCACCACTACCCAGGCCATTCTGGCCGCTGCGGCGCCCGCTATTACCGCCGTTAAGAACGCTGCATAAGGGACAATCCCCATGGACACGCATACCCTTCTCGTCATCGCCGTCTTGATGATTGCTGGCGCCATTGTTGGCGCTGGCGTGAAGTGGCTGACGGCTTGGCGCGCAACCCCAGAGGCTGCCAAATACCCGGCTCTGAACTATCTCGCGGGCCTTGCTATCAGGGTCGGGAACGATGCTCTGGCCCTGATGGCTGCCAACCCCACTCTCAAACCCGCTGATGCTCTGGCATGGGCACAGAACGAGTTCAAAGCGACAGCGCCGGATGCGATCACCACTCTCGGCAAAGACGCAACTGATGCCGGGGTGAACGCCATGGTGCGCCGTGGTTTGCTGACGGCGGCCAATGCTGCGACGGTCTCGACAGCTTCGACCGCTATCATCAATGATCTCGCTCCCAGCGCCATTACGGCCAAGATTTCGCCGCCGCAGATTGCCGCCGTTGCGGCAGCGCTTCCGGCGGCCGTTCCTGCCCTCGAAGATGTCGCCGCCAGCGTGATGGCGATGCTGCCGGATTGGGTCAAATCCCCCAACCCTCCTGCTGTTGCCCGAGCGACAGTCGTTCCCATCTTGGATGCACCAAAGCCTGCGCCGGCAACTCCGCCGACGCCTTTAGGAACGTAAAACATGACGCTTTTGCTCATCATAATCCTGGCCATCCTCCTTCTGGGAGGTGGTGGATATATGGGATTCGGGGGAGGCTATGCCCGATACGGAAATTACGGGGCTGGTGGCCTCGGATTTCTGGTTCTCATCGTGGTGATAATTTTGCTGGTCGGCGGCGGTTTACGCTACTGAGCAGACCAAGCCCAGACGGCTTACAGTAAAGCCGTCTGGGTCGCCTCCTGCCGGTCAATGGCAGGCTTGGCAAAGGGCGGAGCAAGTCTGCCCCCATATCGCCCCCGCAGGGCCTTCTGTGCATCTTTTGGCAACTGATCCTCAAGAGCCCGCGCTGCCCGGTGTAGCAAGGGCTTCCATCTCGGCTCATGGCGCGCCAGAAGGCGAAGCTCGTCAGTGATATCTTGAATGCGCTGCGTGTCCATGGCTGCCTCTGTGGCGGCTGCAATGGATATATAGTTGCGCGTTACGACAAATGAAAGAGAATTGGCCCATGACGGTTCTTAGCCTTGATTATTTAAGAGGACTGGCTTTGCCCATGACATCCAAATTTTAGACTCGTGCATTTGGCCTTTGGATGTTTAGGGAGAATCATCTTGTCAAGTCGTGGGCCGGCGCCTTGTCTCGTGTCCTCGCCAAAGTGCAAAAACTGACCCGTAGCGCTGCCAGAGGGGCCAGCCATGTTGGGAGTATCTAATCAGAAATCGTATCGCGGCACAACAGGCTTGGCGCCCTTTTTGAGGTCAGCCTCCTCGGTCTTTCGAATGCCGCGAAAGATCGCGTTTCTGGCTTCAAGGTGATAGTCCAAAACGTCTTGATGGCTGCCAGAATATGGGATGGCGAAGGGACGTTTCGCGAAATGGAGGTATGCCTCCATCAGTTTGGGCATCTTGTAAACGCTGGGATTGCGTGTCGGCAGTTTGCAGTAGTTGGTTGAGCGTTTCATGAGGCAAAAAGTGGATAGGATCGGCAATTCAATGTCGCATGCAGTGGCTGCAACGGCGGCTGTCTTTAGATGATGCTCTACCGAGTAGGCCGCCACCCGGTCAGCGCGGCGTGCCATGTCCGCAAACTTATCCATGACGATGTGGAGCGGAACGCCATGATCCAGCATCATCCGCAAGCCGATTCCGTCGAAATTGAACTGCTCTTCGCTGATCGTCTTCCCTTCATCCAGGGTGACAATCGCCGTCATGCGGTCGGTTTCTTTCAGACTGTCATCGTCAATTAGGTTTGCGACTAGTCCGAGCAGGTCGGGCTGGCTTGGATCGCTGTGCGACAGGCTGAAGTCGTGGCGTTGATTTTGCAGCGTGTGGAAGACAAGTATCGTGGTCACGAGATGGTCTCCTTGGGTCTGATGGGTGATAGTGGTCTCGGGCACGGTAGTTTTTAGGGTCGTTGTAAGGCGGTCCCCATTCCTGCATGATCAGGATATGATACCTGGAACTAAGCGCAAAATACGCTCTAAAATGCAAGTCTTCATATCGATCAAACAGCGCTCCGATAGCCTTTAAAGAGCGCGTATTAATTTTTTCGACCTCATTTGAGGTTTTGGCCGCAGCGCAATCCGCCTCTAGCTGGGATGTAAACTGTTCGGCTGCGGATCGGCGATCGTCATTCATGGGGTTTGAAGGTTGCAGCGATATGCCGTGAAAGCGGGGTGGGTATTTTGGCGATCATGGCGGAAGCGGACTTTCGTTTTAGCGACTTTGAGCCATGATTTCTTGGGCCTTGGCCTTGGCGGTATCCATGGAACCAAGAGCCGCCAAGTTTGATGTGCTCATCAGGGTTTGTTAAATGGGGCGTGTGGGAGTGACCATCTCTCTTATTTGCATGCCCTATCGATTTCATGATTTTCGTGTCCGGCATTAAAGCCGGGATATCGCCCCAAAGATGGAAGCTACCAAAATTCCACCGTGATCTTCCTACCCATGGGATAGCCCCGCGCACGTTTTCAACCACCAAAGGGATATGGTGCCCTGCCGCTTCACATGCCTCGCGCTGGATGCGGAAACATGCGTCAAATAGACGGTTCAGATCGGCTAGAGCTTGGCCTGTCTCATCTGCCCTGATCTCTGCCGCTTTGGCTTTGGCCAGTGTCCAAGGCATCGCCATGTAGCTGTAGGCTTGGCATGGAGGAGATGCGACGATGATAGCCGCATCCTTAAACTGCGATCCATGCAGGGTGAGCACGTCCTGAATGACAAGCGATCCAGGGTAGCAATGCTCACCGTAAACATGCTGCTCAATATCGAAACCTATCGCGTCATAACCCTCGGCTAGGAAACCTTTGGCCCATCCCCCTAAACCTGCAAAGAGGTCGATAACCAAGGGTTTGCGCGCATTAGCCTTCATCATGACCCTCTAGGCTGGTGGAGTTTCTGAGTTTGACGTTTACCCGGCGCTGTTTTTCGGACACGCTCTGGTCAATAAACCAATGCCGCGTATAGGCGTGCAGATTCTTGTCCATGTGCTTCACCAGCCGATTACGGGCCAAGTCATAGTCCTGCTGTGCCTGCCGGCGGTTCACGGATGCCGTATCGAAGGCTAAGGCAAGTTCATCGGCCTCTTCGTCGGCCTCATAGTTGGCCATGCCAGGCTGGTAGATCTTCGGCGGGTATTCCGCACGAAGGCACAACCTAGTGCTCTCCGTGTGGTCCACGGGCGGTTCAACGTCGCCTAGCACGCTGTCGCGCCAGAACTTGGCAATCTCCTCTCTCAGGCGATCTCCGTTGTCCTGTGGGGCTCTGAGCGGATATGCATAGTATTCCGTCTCACCATTGGCGCAGCCGATCATGCCCCATTCGTAGCCAGTAGCCGCACATTCCTGCGCTACTTGGATTCGGACGTAATCGGGGGCTGATGTTTTGGTCCAATGCCGCAGGAACTGAAAGGGGATCACGGACTTGATCTGCAGGACGCCGGGACCATCAACCTTTTTGCCAAGCTGCCGCCGGATTTCGGCCGTGGGCTCTTCAATAATGTAATCCAGCGATGCCCTCATAAGTGGCTCATGATCGTCTATGACGTAGTGGCCCTTTTTGATCTTGAGCCCATGTTCCACCGCGATGATCTCGGCAATGCTGGGCTCTCGTATCAAGCCGCGTGCAGCGAATTTGGGGTCTCCGCTAAACACCGAATTTGCGTCAATCTCGCCACGCTTCACCTTTCTCAGGGTGTATTGCGACATTGCATAGCCCGGCCGTTCCATCGGAAAAAGCGCGCTGACCTCGCTGGCACCAATGCCTTTGAGGCGCAAATCGTGCCATTTCTTAGAGCCCATTTGGACCTTAACTAGAGGCATCAGTTTCGTCCTTTTGGCGCGCGCGCATTGCTGCGTAGTGAGCTGCCTCGGCTTTGTTCGCAATTATTTGCAGACGATAAAGAATCTCACGGCCTTCTATCGCAGCATCAACGATATCAATAACGCCCATCAAACTGAAAATACGCAACATAATCGCGCGGATCATAAGTCCTAACGCGGCGCCAAGAAGTTTGATCCCTTGCCAATTGGTCAGAAGATCGGGGTCTTCTTTGAAGTTATGAAGGGGCATGTTCAGTGCCTTCCGAGGAATTATGGATGGAGAATCCCGCTTTCATCACAAATGGATGCTGAAACCGATCTTGGGCAGCAACCTGCGTCATCCATCCGCACATGGCTTGAATGACTTCACACGGGCAAGCTGGATGGGTTCGGATCAGTTCTTCAAGCGCAAGCTGTGCAAGGCCCGTCATGACCGATACCCGATCTGTAAGAGTAACTTCCCGGTTGAGGAAATCTTTCACATAAGCAAAAGCATCTTCCGACAAGTTTTTAAGCTGGGATTTGGACGACGCTTGCAGATTAAAAATATCGGTCATGAGTGCAGTCCTTACTTGCGGGTTTTCTTGGCGGGTTTGGCCGGTTCCTGATCAGTCTCAGCCGCTACCGGTTCTCCATCAATGCTGGCGACGGTGCCTTCTACCATGCAGACCCCAACGCGGCCCGTTTCGTCCACACGCTCCACGATTACCTGATAGTCCCGGTCCAGAGCCATTTCGGCGACGATCTGCATAGCTTTGCTGTCCAGCATGCTCCCTTCATGGACCAGGATGGTGCGAAGCGCCGGGTTCTCGGCCATGGCGATACCCACCGCAGCCCGTAGCTTTTCAGCGTAGCTTCCCTGCTCGAACGGAACGCCTGCCAGCATGACGGTGTTGTTGGCCAAGGTCAGCCCCGGATAGGGCATCTTGGTGTCCTCAATGGCCTTGTTGATGCGCTTGGTGCGCTCCTCCATCTTGGCGGTCAGGGCTGCCGACGCTTTTTCCTGCTCCTCAGCCATGCCTTCAAACTCGCGGCGCCGCTGGTAAGCGTCCACGTTCTTGTTGGTCTCATTGGCGCGGGTGAGGTCGCGGCGCAGCTCGGCAGTGTCGATCTCGGCGGCAATCACGTAGGCAGCCACGTCTTGTTTTTTTCGCGCGATAAATTCGCGAGCTTTGGCAATCCGCTCTTCCCATTCTTTTATTTCTCCCTCGGCACGGGTAATCGCAGCTTCGTCGCTGGCTTTCCCGGCAAGCATGCGCTCGCGGTCAGCATTTGCTGATCCAGCCTTTTCCAGATCCTTGGACAGCCGTTCGATGCTGATCTTCTGCTTGGGGGTGCCATCCGGCACAAAGACCTGCTCGGCCGCCGCCCGGAGCCGCTTGGCCTCGCGGTTGACATCGGTGCGTTGCTCGAAGTCGCCGCGGTAAAGCCGCTCCTCCAACTCGAAATCAATCCTCTCCACAAACTTGCGGAGGGAGGCGTATTTCTCCTTTTCGGGCAGCCGCAGAAAGGCCACGGGGTCAAAGGAAAAGCTGCCCAGCAGTTCGTTCAGGATCTGCTGGGGCTGGCTGTAGCGTGCGCCATCGGCGCTCTCCACGGTCAGGGTGCTTTCCTGCTTTTCCTCTTTGCCCTGGGTAATGTTGCGGGTGATGATCAAGTCGCCAAGCTGGCCGCGGATACGGGCCTGTTTGGCGCCATGGTGGATGGCATCCGGGGGTAGCGCACTCTTGCCGGCGAGCAGGCATTCGATCGCATCCAGCACACTGCTCTTGCCATGGCCGTTGGCGCCTGTGATCTGGGTCACGCCGGCCTGATCTCCGAGCGGGATGAATGCAGCCTCGATACGCTTGAAGCCTTCGATGCCGAGGGAAATCAGGTAGCGGGGTTTCTGGTCCATGATGGTCTCTCTCTGAATAGGATTTGCATAAAGTCGGGTGGATTTGCAGAAATCAGCCGTTTTTGTATCCGGTCGATAAGGTCACATCCCAATCTGAAATTTCTCCCGGAGATGTGTCTACGATGGTGTCAGAAAGGGTCTGCACCTTTAGTTTGGTTTCTTCCAGGTTATGTGCGCGGACGCGAAATTCGCAGCCTTTACAGGTGGCTTCGCCTGTAAAAATGAATGTGTAAAGCTGCATTGGAAATGTTTCCTGTGGTTTGTCAGACGTGCGAAAGTTGGAGTTAATCGGTGGGCTTGATAACAAAACGAGCGGGCTGAAACTCAACCTCAACGCCATAAGCGGCATGAAGGGCGTTCTTGAGGCCTTCAAGGTAATCGTCCTCGCTCTTTGTCGAGGGGGTTCCGATCTCGTCCATAAGCCTGATCACCTTACTGATGACGCGGTTTTTCTCGGTCTCTAGGGCAGCGGTTACAGCAGCCTCAATTATGCGGTCTTCATGGAGTGAATCGCTCATTTGCTGTGTGCCTCAGCCCGCAGCGAAACGAGTGTCCGGCTAAACCGGAAGGCCGAAAGCTCTGCCGTGGGGGCTTTCAGAGCGTTTGCGGCTTCCACCCGCCCGAGCAGATGCAAATCGGCATGCGTCTGGTCCAGAATGCTCAGAAGCTCATCCAGCGTTTCCTGCATGATTTCATGGGTGCGCCGCAGGATCATGCAATCAGCTTGGCTCAGTTCGGGCTTGTGCGGCAATTTGGAAACGGGATGGGACACAAAACCATCCCCATGCAGTTCATCTTCAACGTGATCCGGTGCAGGGCCGACCGGCTTGCGGAAAATCTGGCGAAGAATGTTCATTTGTCTGGTCCTCTCGGTTGGCTGCAAAATCAGGCTGCAAGAGATTTGTAAACAAACTCCGACATGGCTGCAAGAGGCATTGCCGGAATGACCGACATTATCTATCTTGCAGCCACCTAAGATAGGGTGACACGAATGAAGCTAGATGAATGGATGCAACTCAAAGGGCTGTCGGTTGCAGACTTTGCGATGCAGGCTGGCATTTCGCGGCAAGGCGCCTATAGCTGGATGAGCGGTGAGATCAGTTCTAGGGCCATGGCCCGCGTGCAGGCCCTGACCGATGGGGCTGTCCTGCCGCTAGATTTTTTCCCTGAACAGGGGCGTCTTGTGAAGGATGCCCAATCCGAGAAGGAAAGCTAATGGCCAAAACTGATGACGAAACCACGCAGGGCGGCATTAAGCCCGACAAGTGGCTGAAACACCAAGCCGTCTACTCCGAATCGCAAATCAAATTGCAGGAAGCCACGTCCGAGAACCAAGTTCGGCTGAAGGCAGCCAAGGCAGACGGTATCCATATCGACGCCCTCAAGACGGTGTCGAAGCTGAACCGCAAAGACCCAGCGGAAGCCGCCGTGTTCCTGCGGGCGGTGCTGGAAGGTGCCCTAATCCAAGGTTGCGCGTTCATGCACCAGGCCGACATGCTCAACGGCGGATCGATCGCCGATATGTTCAAGATCGACAAGCCGAGCGCCAAGGCGGTGGAGCAGTTCAAGGAGTCGGAAGCTTTGCAGATTGGCTACGATGAGGGCCTGAACGGCGGCTCCATCGAAAACCTGCAAAAGCAATTCGACGCGGGCAGCGCTGGTCTGACGGCGGCTGTGCGGGGCTTCAAGCGCGGTCGGGATTT